TTGCCGTATCAAAAATTTGCATTTTAACTTTCTTTATTTTTTAGTGTGCTGATGATAATTTAGCTATTTATTAGTAAAAATTGGTTGCGGAGGACGGATTTGAACCGCCGACCTTCGGGTTATGAGCCCGCAATCTTAAGGCTTTCTGTGATATTCTTATTAGTTTGATAGGGAAATATGCAGGAAGCCCCTAGCCCTAAACTTTTACCTTTTTATGTCGTTAATAGGTTTGACTAATAGGAAGAATTGAGCCTATTCTTATTACTATTGTTAGCTTAGTTTAATCTTAATCGTGAAGATTTTAATCTTTTTACTCCCTAACACACGCCACCTATTGGAGAAGGCGAGAGGGGGTAAAGGATTGTAAAGGATTACTCTTAGATATCCATAGGATGGTAATAGAACTCTCTGTCTTTCTCTTAGTCTTACTAGAAGTCCATAAAGGAGGACAATATGACACTAGAGCAAAGACAATTAAATCTTGAACTTGAAGGTATCAATGAAGGTGTTGAGAAGATAAGAAAAGAAGTAGCTACTGCTAAAGCTAGAGGTGGCTATGGAGAGACTAAGGTTAGCTCAGTGCTTATCTATCAACTTATGCAGCCTTTTATGAAAGGTCTTATGGAATATAAGAAAAGTAAGCTAACACATAATGAAAGATTTATTAAAGACTTTATAGAGCGTATAGGATATGCTGAGGCTGGCTATATAACTCTAAAGATAATCTTTAATAGTGTATGTACTAAGCAGGTTAGATTAGTCTCCGTAGCCACAGCCATAGCTAAAGCTTTATTGGAAGAGTTAAATATAAAGAATTACAAGGCTGTTAATACAAGGATAGATATAACTGCTAGCTTCTATATTAAAAGCCAACTACAAAAACGTGTAAGTAAAGAAAAGATAGCTAAAGGCTTTCATAGATTTATGGATGAGACTGAGGACTTTACAAGAGAAACATTAGACACTAAAGAGCAACTCTTGATAGGTCAGAAGCTCTTAGACGTCCTTATAGCTTCTACTGGTGTATTTGAGATTGGTGATAAGAGAGAGGGCTTTAATAGAATATCAAAGACACTTACTCCTACAAAAGAGTTTAGAGAATACCTAACAAAGATAGAGGGAGAGTGTGAGCTTCTTACTCCTATACTCTATCCTATGCTTATTAAACCTAGACCACACGAAGCAGGAAAGCTTGGAGGTTTCTTAACTCCAGTATTACAAGTACCATTAGTAAAGAACCTCTCAGGTAAGCCTAGTAATTATCTAAAAGACTATGAGATGCCAAAGGTTTATAGAGCTATCAATGCACTACAAGACACTGCTTGGTGTATAAACAAGAGAGTGCTAGAGGTAGCTCAGCATTTCATAGAATTGGATAAAGAGATAACTGAGCTTGAGATAACAAGTGGAACTGAGCTAGGATTTATCCCTAGACCTGCTGAACTACCTGAAAATGCTACTGATGAAGAGTACGCTCACTTTAAAGCTACATATCCTGAGGCTTATGCAGATTGGAAAAGGATAAGTAGAGCAACTTATAGAAAACAGATAAGTGATAGAGGTAAAAGACTTCTTCTTGTGTCTTTGATAGCAACTGCTATGAAGTTTAAGGACGAGAAAGAGTTTTATTATTGCTACAACCTAGACTGGAGAGGCAGAATATACCCTATTCAAAGTGGTGGTTGCCCTAACCCACAAGGTAATGACTTATCTAAGGCTCTTCTTATGTTTGCTAATGGTGTAGCTCTAGGAGCTGAAGGGGCTAAATGGCTCTCAATGCTAGGAGCTAATGCTTTTGGAGATGATAAACTCCCTATGAGTGAGAGATGGAGCTGGGCGAAGGCTCACGAAAAAGATATTCTAGCAGTTGCTAAAGACCCATACGCAAACACTTGGTGGTTTGAAGCTAAAGGGTCATTTAAGTTTCTAGCTTTTTGTTTTGAATGGAGCGACTATGTAGCTAGTGGATATAGCTCTGAGTTTATCAGTTATCTACCTGTACCTCTTGATGGCTCTTGCAGTGGCATACAGCACTTCTCAGCACTACTTCTTGATGAGAGGGGAGCACTAGCCACAAACGTCATCAACGGAGATATAGACAAGCCTAACGACATCTATGCAGAGGTAGCAAAAGAAGTCTCAAAGGTTGTAGAGATAGATGCAGCAAATGGTGTGCTTGAGGCTAAACCTTTAGTAGGGAAAGTTGATAGAAGTGTAACAAAGAGAAATACTATGACTACTCCTTATGGTGCTAGTAGAGAGGGTATGAAAGAACAGCTACTATCTGAGCTTAATCCAAAAGACTACACTTTTGTTGATACAAGTTTTGCTAAGATGTGTGTATATCTAGCGGATAGAAACAGAGAAGGTATAGAGAAAGTTGTAGTAGCCTCAAAGGATGCTATGGCTTTTCTAAAGGACGTGGCAAGAGTAGCAACAAAAGAAGATAAACCACTATATTGGACTACTCCAAGTGGCTTTAAAGTAAAGCAAGAGTATCGCAAGCTAACGTCAAAGCTTGTTGAAACATATTGGGGAGGCACTAGAGTAAGACTAAGTGTAGAAGAAGAGGCAAAAGATAGTGATAAAAAGATAGATAGTAGAGTTACAACTAACGGACAATCTCCTAACTACATACACTCAATGGACGCTTCACATCTAGTCCTAACGATTGATGCTTGTCTTGATAAAGGTGTAGAGAACTTTGCAATGATACACGATAGCTTTGCAACTCACGCTGGAAACACAGATACTCTGCGTGATACACTCCGTGAAGAGTTTGTAAAGATGTATAGTGAAAATAACCTAGCAAAGTTTAGAGACGAGATAGCATCACAGCTTAGCCCTAAGAATGCTAAGAAGCTCCCTGAGCTACCTAAACAAGGTAACTTAGACATTACAAAAGTCCTAAACTCTACATACTTCTTTTCTTAGCCCTATCTTTTTAGGGCTTAACCTAATCTTAATCCATACCATTTTATAAAAAACAACTCCCTAACACACGCCACCTATTGGAAGAAAAACCTTGAGGAGGCGTTTTATGACTTCAAACAAAACAATCACAACAGCTTACAACAAACTAAAGAAAGGAGAACAGCTAAACACTAAACTTTACTGGGAACTCGTAGCAGTAGGGCTACATCCGTGTCAGTTAAAAGAGGCGATAGCTCAAGGCATCTCTTTAAAAACACTCATAAGACCAAAGACAGATGCACTAGATGCACCTACTAGAGTGTATGAAAGAGAGGTTAAGAGGCTATTCAACAATGAAACATATATGAGACAGAATAAATATATTCGCTCATTAGACCAACTGCTACAAACTATATAAGGAGAATGACTATGGCAGAAACTAAAAAGAAACTTGCAAAACTTAATACACCTATTGGAGAAGCTAGATGGTGCTGGCTATATGAGCCTGATACTCGCTTCAAAGATGATGGAGAGTATCACGTAGATTTGGTGTTAAACGCTGAAAATCCTAAAGCAAAAGAGATAGTAGCAAAGATAAAGGCTACCTATGATGACTTCAAAGCAACCCTAGATGACCCTAAGAAAGCTAAGAAAGAACCTAAACATCTTGGCTTTGAGCCTGAGACTGATGACAATGGCGATGAGACAGGCAACTTAATATTTAAGTTTAAAGCTAAGGCTAGCTTCGTAAATAAGAAAGGCGAGAGAGTAGAGAAAGCTGCTCCTGCTGTATTTGATAGCAAGCTAAAGCAAATCAAAGAGCCTATATCAATCTACAATGGCACTACTATGATAGTTAATTTCAGTCCTAGCGGATACTTCAATGGCACAAACAATGGTGTAACCCTGTATCTAAATGCAGTACAGATTATCAACCTTGTAAGTGGTGGTAATGGAGACGCTAAAGACTATGGCTTTGGAGAAGAAGAAGGATACAGCTCAACTCCGTCTATGGATGCAGACGATGACACAGATGAGGGCGAGGTAAATGACGAGGACTTCTAAGCCACAGCTAAACAAACAAGGCGAAAGAGTTAGAAGTGGCTTTGAAGCAGCTCTTACTGATGAGCTAACTAAGTTTAACATCAAGTATGACTATGAAGCTGTGAAGATACCTTACCAACCCTTACAAAAGGTTAAGCATTATGTGCCTGACCTTGTGTTAGCTAATGGCATCATCGTGGAGATAAAGGGTAGATTTACAAGTCCTGATAGACAAAAGCATAAAGCTATCAAGACTAACTACCCTGACCTAGACATTCGCTTCGTGTTTCAAAAGCAAGACCAAAAGATAAACAAAGGCTCTAAGACGTCCTATGCAATGTGGTGCAGAAGCAATGGCATTAAGTGTAGTGAGGGGCATATCCCTCCTGCTTGGATAGCTGAGCCTGTTAATACTACGAACAAGGAGTATATAAAACAATGGGTAAAAAAATAATAATCAATCAAGAAAAACAAGTCCTTGAGTTTTTAAAGCTAGGACTTACTCTAAATCCTGTGGTAGCTACAAGAGAGCTAGGACTAATAGGCTCAACTCTAGCATATCACATTCATAACCTAAGGCATAAAGGCTGGGATATAGAGACAAGGATAAAGAGGTCAAAGTATAGTGGTAACAAGTATGCTGAGTATCATCTTGACCCTTCTTGGAGACTTCTAAGTGAAGCAGAGAAACGAGAAGCCCTCAAAGGACGTCATAGCTTTCATATAAGAAACTTCAAGATTGATGACAGAGTAGAGCTTATAGATGGAACGAAAGGGAGCATAACAGGTATCTACAAATCAAACCTTCTAGTACTTGAAGATGAGAGTGGTAGAGAGAGCCTTATAAATCTAACAGACATAGCTGTAAAACTAAGGAGATAGCTATGGCAGACTTTCTGAGGCACGAGCCTTGTGAGCTCTGTGGTAGTAGTGATGGTAAGGCTATATACTCTGATGGCTCTACGTACTGCTTCGTATGTGAAAAGGTAGGAAAGGTAGATGAAATGCAACAACAAACAACTAAACCTGAGCCAAAAGTAAAAGGCACTATGATAGCTAATGGCATTATTAAACCTCTTAACAAGAGAGAGATAAGCTATGCTACTTGTGCCTTTTGGAACTATCAGATAGGCAAGGATAGCAAAGGCAACACTTGTCAGATAGCAAACTACTATAACGATAAGCAAGAGGTCGTGGCTCAGAAGGTAAGGTATCCTGATAAGAGCTTTGCAGTACTTGGAGATAAGCACCTCCCATTATATGGAGCACAGCTTTGGAGCAAGGAGAACGCAAACGCTATCATCATCGTTGAGGGAGAGATAGACGCCCTTAGTGTCTCACAGGTCTATAACAACAAGCGACCAGTAGTAAGCATACCTAATGGAGCTCAAGGGGCTAAGAAAGCTCTAGCAAAACAACTTGACTATCTAAATCAATATGAGACTATCATACTAGCCCTTGATAATGACGAAGTAGGGCGTAAAGCAATGCTAGAGTGTGCCTCTTTGTTTAAAGCAGGGAGCGTTAAGCTATGCTATTGGAGTGGTGGCAAGGATGCTAATGAGATGCTAGTAAAAGGTATGCTATCAGACATCCATAAGAACATTAAAGAGGCAAAGGTATGGAGACCTGAGGGTATCATAAGCTCAAATGAGCTAGACCTAGAGGAGCTTACAGCACCTGTTAAACAAGGTATAGCTTATCCATATCCAAGACTTCAAGAGATGACACTTGGCTCAAGAGGTGGAGAGCTTATCATTTGGACTGCTGGTAGTGGTATAGGTAAATCAACAATACTTCGTGAGCTAGCCTATCACTTTGTACTTGCAAATGAGAATGCAAAGATAGGTATGATATTTCTTGAAGAGAACATCAAGAAGACAGCTCAAGCATTCGTAGCTCTTGATAACAACATCCCCTTAGCAATACTGAGATACAACCCAAGCGTACTTACTGCTGATGAGTGGCAAGCCTCTAAGGCTAAGCTATTTGATAGTGGCAGGATAGTCTTTTATAAACACTTTGGCTCACTAGAGGGCGAGCATTTGCTTAGTGAGATACGCTATATGGTAGTTGGTCTTGGAGTAACTCACGTATTCTTAGACCATATAAGCATTGCTATAAGTGGTAATGAGAGTGACAATGAACGTAAGGACATTGATATGCTTATGACTTCTCTGCGCTCACTT